ATGGCAAAAATTAACAAACTTACCGATAGTTTTTTAAAAAGCATTAAATGCGAAAGTGATAAAAAATTTATAAAATTTGCTGATCCGAGTTTAAAAGGCTTATATGTTTTTATTTATCCTAGTGGTAAAAAATTATTTAAAATAAGACAAGCAAATGATACTTATATAAAAATAGGAGAGTATCCGTTACTTTCCTTAGCAGAGCTTAGAGAAATCGCTTTAAATGCTTTTAAGCTAAAAGCAAAAGGACAAAACATAAAAAACGCTAAAAGACTTAAATTTGGCGATATATATGATGAAGTTTTAGAAAAATGTAAGGCTGATGGATTAAGTCTAAAAGAAATACAAAGAGGATTAAAATACAAAAATGGCGTTTTTAAGAATTTCAAAGATGTAGATATAGAAAGCATCAAGCGTTCACATGTCATCGAAACACTTAAAACCATAGAGCATCAAATCCCTACACTTATAAAAGCTAAAGGCTGGATTAACAAAATCTTTAAATATGCTTTGCAACTTGAAATCGTAGAAAATAACCCTGTGACAAGTATTGATAATTCCATAGTTTTTAAAAAAGCTTCAAAAGTAATTCATCAGCCAACTCTACTAGAAAACGATAAAATTAAAGAATATATATTAGCCTTAAAAAATTCAGATCTTAAAAAAACACATAAAAATCTAATGCTTTTTAATCTTTTGACTGCACAACGCCCCGGTAATGTTATAAAAGCAACTTGGGATGAAATTGATTTAAAAAATGCTATATGGACTATTAAAGCTGAAAAAATGAAAATGAGAAAAGAACATATTATCACTTTAAATTCTCAAGCGCTTAAAATTTTAAAAGAACAAAAGAAAATGAAAGTCAATGATTATATATTTGCTGGAAGTTCAAAAAATGGGTGTAATAGCGAGAATATCACCTGTAATATCAATAAACGACTAGGATATAAAGGTATTCAAAGTGCACATGGCTTTCGTGCTATGTTTAGAAGTTTAGCCAACGAACATCAATTAGATCATGGTGTGAGTATGGATATAGCCGAGCAGTGTTTAGCACACGAGCAAAAAAACGCCATTTTAAAAGCTTATAATCGTAGTGAAAATATAGAATTAAAAAGAAAGTTAATGCAGTGGTGGGGAGATTATATCGAAAAACTTGCAGGGGATTTTTAAATCACCTTGCAAGTTTGCAACCATTTATCAATTTCGGCTTTTTCATATTTAAAAGTAGAACCTATTTTAATCCCTTTAGGAAAATTAAATTTATTTTGATTTACTCGCATTCTCATTTTGCGAATTTTTAGCGGAGTAAATCCCAGATACTCCGCTACTTCTTTTGTTGATAATAATTTTTCTATCTTACCAAATTTTGCCATTTCATACTCCTTTCTCTAAATCAAAGCCTAATTTTGCAATAATTGCTTTTTGCTCTTCATAGCTTAAAAAATTGCTGATTAAAATCAAAACATCACCAAAACAAAAGCGATTATAGCTCGTGCTTTGTTCTAGCACTTTAATTTCTAATGTATCACTTAAACTCTCAAGCGAAGCTGTTATTTTCCAATTTTTATTAATAGCTTTTAACATCTCATCGTTTGCATTTTGATTAAAAGCATTGTCGTTTCTTAAAAGCAACATTTCTTTTATCGTTTGCTTTAACATTTCTTGCGTATTTTCTAGCTCTTTTTCTAATGCTATTTTAGCTTTTATGTATTCTTTGAATTCTTTCATTTTTTATCCTTTCTAACTTAAGCAAATAAGCTTCTTTCTATGTGTTTAAACATAATTTCATTAGCACTTTTAAAAAAGTCTTTTTTAATCTCAAAGCCATAAGCTTTGCGGTTTAAATTTGTAGCTGCTAAAAGAGTGCTACCACTTCCAGCACATGGATCTATAACAACATCACCTGCATCTGTAAAAATAGTGATTAATCTTTCTAGTAATTTAACAGGCTTTTGTGTGGGATGTACTTTAGGAATACCTTCATCTTTTTGCCAATCCATGCAGTTATAAATCATCTTTCCATCATTGTTAAATTTTGGAAGTTTTTCACGATATAAGATTAAAGCATATTCACAATTTCCAACTATTTTCATATTTGCTTTTAAAACTTGAGATGAGCTTTGTTTTCTAAAAACCAAATTTATATAATGATTAAAGCCATATTTTTTAGCTACTTCAATTAACATTGTTTGTTGTTCAAAAGAGCAAAAAACAATCATGCAAGGACTTTTACCGCATTCTTTAGGTTCTTTTATAAGCATTTTTGAGCAAAAGTGCATAAATTCGCTAACTCTAAAATCATTATCTGTATCAAAAAACGCCTTGTTTGCTTTTTTGCTTTCTCCATTTTTATTATCCCCATTTATATACCATTCAGGAGATGAAGCATAAGCATTGTTGCCTAAATTATAAGGAATATCAGCTATTACAAGCTGTGCTTTTGGTATATTATATCTTTTAAAATTTTGAAAGTGGTCGTTATAAAGCTGTGGGTGAAACATCATCACTTCCTTTTTGATTAAATAAATTAGGCTCTTTTAAAAAGGCTATTTTTTCCATTATTTCATTAAATTCGCTCTGATAGTCTTTGATATTCTGATTTAATATGCTTCTTTCATCTTTAACTCTTTGTATAGATCTATGAATTGCTAAAGCTCTTTTGGTTAAAACTTCTATCTCTTGGTTTAACTCACCTTGATTTAATTCCTTTAACTGCTCTAATTGCTGATTAGTATTTTTTTTCATTTTTTATCCTTTTAATTATATTTTCAAGTTTTAAAAGTCCGCGTTCTAAAACTTCTTGTTCTTCTTTACTTCTTGCTTTTAGCTCATTTATTCCTTTTGCTGCAATAGAATAAAACACCAAATCAATTCGTTTGTAAAACTCTAATTTCTTTTTGTATTCTTCTCTTAGTCTTTGTAAAATGTTTTCTTTTTCTTTTTCAAATAAAGCTAAAACAAAAGAATCTGAAAAATAAAAACAAAGTCTTCTTTCTTTATTTTCCCCTACAATCTTTGCATCTTTAAAAAAAGTATTTAAGATCATTATTTAAAACAAGTTTTGCTAAATCATAAGCTTCTAATTCTCTTGTAATATTCATTTAACACCTCATTGTATAAGTTTTGCTAAGCTCCCTTGTGATCTTTTCTACTTCAAAAGTAGCTTTTAATTTATTATCACATTCAGGGCAAAAGCCATCTAAACTCACGCTTTTTACATCGCCTATAATTTCATCAAGACCTTTAAAAAATTTAGAATTTGGCACAAATTCTAAGTTGCATTTTGAACATTTTATTGTCCCTTTAAAAATAAAATTTACTTTCATATTCTCTCCTAACTTGCCAAAGCGTAAGGCTTAAATGTCTTAGCCCAACGTGGATTGTTTAAATACTTTGTTTGCTCAAGTATCACTCTCATATTAAAATGCCAAATTCCTATCATTCTTAAATAATCTTGCATAAGATCCAATGCATCATTGATATCATTTTCTATTCTATCTAAGAACTTATCCTTTATCTTCAATGTAAGCTCTAATCTTTTCCATCGCACAAATTCCCTTTTAATGTTTTCTTTGTGATAGTGCTTTTGTTTTTCGTATTTATCATAAAGTAAAATGCGTTCTAATTTATAGTATTTACTTTGAGGATTGTTGATATACATACTTGTTTTATAAGTATGAAAATCGCCAAAGATTTTAAGTTTGCTAAACCTTTCTTGGTGTTTAAATTCTCTTGGTTTAGATACTGCTAGATCATCATCAAAATCACAAGCAATATCCACACTATAAGCTTTAAACCTTTTTATCATTTTGCTTAAAATTTTCCACACTTCAGCTTCTATTTGTTTACTAGGCTGATAAAGCCCATTAAATTGCACCTCTATGTAGTAATCTTTTGCTTTTTTATTCTTTTTAGAAAGCTCAAAGCAAGCCTTAGAATTATCTAATATAATGATAGTATTTGAAAGGCTTTTATTTCTAGGTTTTATATTGATATAACGCATTTTAAAAGGATAAAATTTATCATTGGTTTTTATGCCTTTGAATTTGTCTTTTGCAAATTCATCAATGCTTTTATTTCTTGTTGTGCTTCGCATTTTTTCAAAAAGCCCCCATCTTTTAAGGTATTTGTAAAAGGTTTTTTTGTTGATAACGAAACGGAAGCTGTCGTATCCTGTGCTATGATTTGTTTGCATAAAATATCCTTTTCAAAACCTTTTTTCATTAAAAAGCCATTGCTACTTATCTTTACAAGTGCATAGCCACGCATTGCTAAACTTTCTATTACCTTTGCTCTTTGTGCTTTTTTAAATGCATCATTATCTTTTTGTATGGGTTTAAAACTCATTTTTTCCTTTTTTAGACATTAAATGAGTGTTTAGGGTTTATTAAAATGTCCTAAACACTGTTAAACTGGTGATTTATTTAATAGTTGAAATTTTTTCTTCGTTTTTCTAATTTAAATACTAATATATCACAAGCTTTTTTACTTAGCTCATCATTAGTGCATAAAATTTTAGTTTTAAGTTCTCGCATTAAACTTTCCACCCAAAGAAAAAGCTCATCATCTCTAAAAACAAAAAGCTGATTTTTGGCAAATTCTGCTTTTAGTTTCTCGTATTTTTCCCCTTGTATATTTTTAAGCTTAAAAACCTTTTCTTTAGTCTTTTTGTGCTTTTGTTTTTCGATTAAAAGCTGATATTTTAAAGCTTTTATTTCGTTTTCTAGGTATGGTTTGTTACTCATTTTTAAGCTCCTTAAGTTCTTTTTCAAGCCTATAAACTTTTGCCGATAAAACACATAATAAAGTCGCTAATACTAAAACTATAATTTCTAAAATCATTTTTAACTCCTTTTTTGATATAATAGAAAAGGTAAAAGATGATAAGGGCTTTCGCCCTTTGCCTTAATGCTTTCTTGCGTTGATAATGGCTGTTATCAAGCAGATTAAAGCAGTGATTAACTCGAGCACATCACTAGCGTTCATCTTTTACTCCTTTCTTTTATTTCAAAAGTAATTTATCTTTACTTTTGATAACACAATTATAACATAATAATTACTAATTGTCAAGGTTATAATAATTTATTTTTATTTTTTGTAGATAAAGAAGTAATTTAAATTTACTTTGTGGATTAATTTTCGTTAATCCACGCTTTAAAGTCTTTTTTGATAGCTTCTGCTTTTTCTAATTTTGCTTCTAGTTCAAAAATTTTTTTAAGCATATTAATAGCGTGTGCCATTTGAAAACTTATTTTTTCAGTAGAAATGGCATTTTTTACTGCACCTTCACCAAAACCTATTAACTCGGCTAACTCTTTATAAGTTAAGCCTTGCTCTTTACAAAATTGTTTTAATTCTTCACTTGTCATTTTTCCCTTTCTTTTATTCTAAAGATATTTTATCTTTTATGTTAAAAATTCTATATAAAATGATTTTATTTTTATCGTTTTTATAATACTCTAAATCTACTAAAAAATTAAATCCATAAGGATTTTTCAAAACTTCTTCGGCTATTTTCTCATCACTAAAACTAACATCAACCGCATAAGGACTTAAAGCATCGCACTTTGCCTTATGTTTTGTTTTATTGTCTATTTTATTTGTAGTTTTATACATCGTTATCAAAGCATTTTCATGTATCTTTTGATATTCAATTTCCTTTTTTTCGCAAATGTAATTAGCATTTTCATAAATAAGCTCAGCTTCATCACTATTTATTCTCAAAAGTTCTTCACCTTTATGATTGATAAAAAAAGTATTTTGATTTATAGTAACGGGTGCAAATATATTTTTTAAATTATTGGCATTATACTTAGTAAAATGCGGATTTTCTTCTATTTCTTCTATACTTTTTGATTTGATATTTTTAAAAGATATGATAAGTTCTATAAATTCATTTAATGCTTGAATAGGTGCAATAATAGGCAAAACTTCTCCTGCTATTTCAAAAACCAAAGAATATATATCACTACCAGTTTCAACTTTTTCTAAAAAAATTTTACTTTGTGTTATACCGTGCTCTTTTGATATAAAACTATCCATTAATTTTTGAAAACTTAACAAAGAATTAGCCATTATCCCAAGTTCTATGTTTTCTTCATGGATAATTTTTATTTTAAAATTAACAATATTTTCTTTCTCTTCTGTCATTAATTCTCCTTTTAAATTAAAAAATCTTATTAGCCAAAGAAAAAACAAAACCTACGCTTTGCTTTATAGCTTCTTTATCAGCTAAATCTATGCTATCTTTTAGCTTTTCGCCTAAAGTCTTATTGCTTTGCATTATATTACCTCTTTTCTTTTTCCTCACAAACAAAATAAACTTTTACATTCTTATTTTTATTGATTAAAAGAATTTGTTCGTGTAAATTTTCAAAAGGACTTTCTAAATTGTCATAAAATTTCAATCCACACACAGGACAATTTTTAATACTATTGTGAGTATCTATAATGATTTGCGTTTCACAATTTTTGCACTCTAGTTTAAACTTTTTTATCTTGGCGATTTCTTGTTCCATCACATTCCTTTTTACAAACAAAATAAAATTCTGCATTTTTATTTTTGCTAACACTTTTGAACAATTCAGTTAAAATTTCAAAGAGATTATATCCTAAATTTTCATCTATAAACTTTATTCCACATTGCGGACAAGTTTTAATAACATTACCTATTTTTGTAATGATTTTTGTATCGCAATTTTTACATTTTATTTTTAATTCTGTAATTTTTTTTAAATTCTTATCCATATTTAAACCTTATTTTATTAGTTCAAAAAGCAAAACCACCTATGCCACTAAATAAATCAAGATGGTTTATTTTCATTTAATAATTCCGCATTTTCGTGGATATTGCCCACAATTTCTAGTTCTTCTAAACAAAATTCACTTAGTAAATCTTCATCCCATTCTTCACCATCATCACCACATTCAACTAAATAGAAAGCTCCTTCTTTAAAAACAACTTTATATTTAAAAGCTTCATCTTCAGAACAACCTTCAAAAGAATATAAAATATCTCCTTCATAAATCTTATTTCCTTTTTTATCGTAAAATCCTGTAAATAGTTCTATTTCAACTCTATCGCTTGGCATTTGAATTTCATCTTTAAAAGTTTCATTGTCTCCATATTCGCTTAAATCTATATCAACTTGCTTTCAAAATCGCTTTTAAAATGGCTATTTGCCCTTTACCTGTTATTTTTGTCGTGCTTACAAGTCTATCGCCATTAATGGTGCTAACAGTCGTTTCACTTACCTTAAAAAGTCCTTGTTCGATGTATTTTTGATAAGGTTTATTATCACTCATTAAAAATCCTTTTTCACGCAAGATCTTAAAAAGTCTTTTCTCGCCAATTTCAAGATTATTTTTTTCGTGTAAGATTTTTGCGTAATCTCTTATCAAAATAGCATCATTTGTGTTTTGAATGCGATTTGCAAAATGAATTAAAGGTGCATTTTGTTCGGCTTCGTTTTTTAGGCTTTGATTTTCTACTTGAAGTTTTTCATTTTTTTCTAAAAGCTCTAATTGCATTTGCAAACTTTCTTTTAATGAAAGCGGTTTATAACTTTGTTTTTTAAGCTCATTTTCTAAGTATTCTAATCTATCGATTATCTTTGCTCTTAGTTCTACGCTATACCCACTCACTAAAATCAATACTTCTCTTTTTGGTAAGCGATAATACTTGTAAGATTGCTTATTTTGTGTGTTTTGGTAGGTGTCTCCAAATTTGGATATACCCCCTTCAACCACTTTTTCTAAGTAAGTTTCTATATCTCTTATAACATGAAAATGCTCCTTGCCTGTAAGCTCTGCTATTTCCAAAGAAGTTAAGCTTATTTCTTTATTTTCATCTTTTTTAAAAAGTTCTAAATTCATTTATTCTCCTTAAAATTTTTTAGTGTTTAAATGAAGACTTAAGAGCCATCTTAAAAGATGGCTTAATTTAAGAAGAAATAAATAAATTTGAGGACTTTAAAAGAATTCTCATTAGTCCTCATTTAAACACTAACCAAAACATAGGACCTGCATTCAAAGTCTAAAAGACTTTTGGTATTTTGGTAAATTAACAAAGCTTTAAAAAAGCCCACTTTCCACACCGTCGCCTGTGAGTGCAATGAATATAAGAACACACTAGCCATAAAAGGCTAGTGAAGCAATCTAAAAAATATCAAACCTTTAAAGTTCGCAATTGTAGGCGTTTATCCACTTAACGCAACTTTTGCAAAAACCCTTTAAGCACACTTTTTGCTATCACTTTAAAAAATGCGATTTTAAAGTGCTTAGATAAATGTGCTTAATGAGGCTTTTAAGCCGCCTCTATCTCTTCTAATAAAACTTTAATTTCTCTCATATATTTTTCATAGGCTTGCTTACGGATTTCGTTCTTTTTATACTCGCTTTTTAGCTTTTCTATGCGTTTTATTAGTCTTTCATCCTCTCTTAAACCCAGTTTTAAAAGGGCTATTTCAACCTTTGCATTTGTAAGATTATTTGAAAGCCAACTATTTAAGACATTGTGAGCTAAATTTAGTTTTAACCCTGCTTCTGTTATGCTACTAACACCTAATTTTTGCTTTATCGCTTGTTTCATTTTGAAACCTTTATGCTGATAATCGTTTTTTCAAAAAGTCCATCACTCACAGCTTCTATGCTTATCTCATCATTTGTATGTAAAAAATTAAGTCCTTTTTCAAAAACCTCATCACTAAAATTAAAACACTTTCTAAGCTCTTCCTTTTCTTCAGTTTTTCTAAAACTTAAAACATCTAAAATTGATCTTGCTTCTATCATTTTTTACCCCTAAAAACTTTATAAGTTAAAACTTGGCATACTTTATGCTTTGGTTAAATAATTATTTTATTTTGTAAAATTAATTATGTGTAGAATTATATATTAATTTTAAATATATGTCAATATATATTTTTAATTTTTATATTAATTATAAATATATTAAGTTTTTAATATAATTATAAAAATACTATGCAAGGAATTAAAATGTCAGAAAATAAAGAAAATATTTCATTTGAGAACTATGAAAAGAATTTAAAGCTACAACTTGAAAGTAAAAGAAAAGATTTAGATATTCAATTGACAAGTATAATCCCTGGACAATTTCAAACTATAAAATTATACATGTGGCTTTGCACTTTTATAATAGCAGGTGACATCACTATACTTAATAACTATATAAAAACAACCCATACAGATCTATTTACTATTATTCTTTTTAGTGTTTCAATTATATTTCTAGGATATTGCGCTTTCTTTTCCTTGCTTGCCTTAAAAATAAATAATACAATAGCTTTTCCACAAGATCAATACGGTGAGATGTCTAAATTAAATTCAGATAATTTAGAACATACAAATGGAATTAATGCCATGATATCTTCTATATTAGATGCTTTCGATAAAAATAACAAAATTATTAATAATATGAGTAAAGATATTGGTAAAATTTATGTTTTTCTTGTTATTGGAGCTAGTATATCTTTTTTTGCTATAATAACAAGTGGTGCACAAATCGTAAAAGGAGAAATAATTATGTCGGACAATAAAGAAAAAGTAATAAAACCAACTCCACAAACTGGAACTACTACACCCATAATCCCAAAAACTAGAGGAGATAAACCCGAGCAAGAAAAAAAATAATTTTTAAGGCGTAATACGCCTTAATCAAACAAAATATAATACCCGAAAAAGAAAAATACAAATATGAGCCAATACTCCATTTTCAAATCCTTAAAATAACATAATACAATTTTAATTTAAAACTTGGCATACTTATTGCTTAGTTAAATAATTATTTTGTTTTTAAAAATTAATTATGTATAGAATTATATATTAATTTTAAATATATGTCAATATATTTTCAAGGTTATATTTATGGAAAATTATTATGAATTAGTAGAAGAATTAAAAACTTTTTTTAATGTAAAAAGTTTAGAAGAAGTAGCAGAGAGATTAGGATATAAAAAAAATAATGCAAATAATTGGCGGAACAATAAACAACTTTCAGCTCAAGCATTGAAAAAATACTATGAGTTAAAAAAGGCTAATAATTCAGTCTCTATTCATCACCACAAAGATACTATAACCATTCGTTATTTTCCAGACATTTGTGCAAGTGCAGGTTTTGGCAATGCAAATGAAAATGAAAATTTTCAGCTTATAAACATAGATAAAGCTTTTCTAACTGATGTTTTAGGAGTGCCTTATAAAACACAATATGATATGATTAAAATTTATGGTGAAAGCATGGAACCTTTTATACAAAATGGCTCTTTTATCATCATAGATACTACTAAAAATTCACTAGAAAAGATAAGAAATGCTGATGTAGTAATTTTTCGCGATAATGATAACGAGCTTTTTTGCAAACGTATTTTAAAAAATGCTTTCGATGATGATATAGTTATTAGCAGTGATAATTTTAATTTTGGAGATAAAAAAATAAAAAAAAGTGCTTTAAAAAATTATGTATTTATAGGTGTAGTGGTTTGCTCTTGTAATGCAAAGATATTTTTAAATCAAATTGAAAGGGTATGAAACAAATGAAAAAACTTATAATCTTATCTTTATTATCCACTCTAGCTTTTGCTGATTATACACAATACAAACCAAGCGAAGATTTTGCCAAGTATTTTACTAAACAAAACTGCTCACAAGTTTTGGATAAATTTTATTATATTAATTGTTATGATTATTCTTTAAAAGGCACTAAAGCCGTAGCTTATAGATTAGAAGCGGATAATTTAAAAGGCGAACAAATCAAAAAACGCCCACGCTTTGAAGATGATACAAATATTCCTAAAAAATACCGCACCACATGGAGTGATTATAAAAACAGCGGTTACGACAGGGGACACACTCTTTCTAATGCTTCAATGAGAAAAACAACTCAAGCTCAAAGAAGCACTTTTTTAATGAGCAACATTACTCCACAAAATCCACAAATCAATCAAAGAGTTTGGAATAAAATTGAAAAAAGAGAAAGACAAGTAGCTTTAAAGCTTGGAAGTTTAGAAGTTTTAAATTTGGTTAATTATGACAATAATCCACAAAGAATAAAAAACAATATTGCTATTCCAAGCTCTTACACTAAGATTTTAAAAGGTGATAATTTTAAAGAATGTTACCAAGTGCCTAATCACGATGTAGAAAATGAGAATTTAAGAATATATAAAGTAAAATGTGACAATTTTTAATTAAAAAGGAGTAAAAATGGAAATTGCAGGACTTGTGTATTTTATCTTTGCTGTTGTATGTGCTTTTGAACTTTCTTATGATGCTAAACAAAGAAATATGAGCAGCTTATGGTGGGGTATAGTTGGGTTTTTCTTTGGCATTTTTGGATGTATTTTGTATTTAGCGGTTAAAAAACCTTATAGACGAGAACAAAAAATATCTAAAATGAGAGATTTAGAATTTTTAAGAGGATTGAAAGAAAAAAGGTGTATCAGTGAAGCCGAGTATGAAAAATACAAAGCAGAAGTTCTAGAATAGATGTAAATGAGGATCATTCCTCATTTAACTCCTTAATCTTTCTAATCTGTATCTCACACTGTTTGTATTTGTAAAAAAGCATAGAATAAGCATTTAAAATATCTAGTTCATT